GGTTAGTGGTCTGCGTCAGGGCATCATCGATGATGCCCTGACGCAGACCACTAACCAAATCGCTGTCGATTTCGATGGTGATTCGACCAACGAGAATATGACGATCGACAAGGCGATCGCCTCGATGGTCAACCTGGGCGAGCGCGATGTCCAGGTGGAAGATGGTAACGTCACTTGCGTCGTCGGCTGGTCTCAGTGGGGCAAGCTGATGCAGACGAAGGAGTTCGCCAATGCCGAGTACGTCCCGGCGAACGAACTCCCCTTCGCAGGCCGTGGTCTATTCGCTAAGCGTTGGATGGGCGCGATGTGGATGCCGCATTCGGGTCTTCCGAAGAACGGTGACATTCGCTCCTGCTTCGCTTATCACATGACGGCGGCGGCGCACGCCTCCGGGGCGGAGATGCAGACCGATATCACTTGGCATGGCGATTATGCCTCGTGGTTCATCAACAACATGATGTCGCAGGGTGCGGTTCTCGTCGATACCGATGGTATCGAGGAAATCCTCTGCGACGAGACGCAGTAAGGAGTCGGTCTGATGGCATTCTCGCTTCGTAATCTTCGCGTTACGGCGGAGGCTCCCCGTCCCGATACCAGCAAGGATGGTCCCAACCATGGCGTCAAGAAGGCGTTTTACGTCACCGACGACGATGCCGCCACGGTCGAGGGCTCCGACTACTTCGGTGACGCGGTGGATCAGGGGTATCTTCATCTCAACGACATCATCGAGGCGGTCGTTGATTATGATGGTACTCCGGCGCTCAAGATTTACCGCATCTCCAGCGATACTGCCGGGTCGGTCGCTGTTACCGCCGCGAACGACGGAACCAACGACATCACCGCGTAATCGCACCCTTGGCTACGCGTGATGTAAGGGCGGGGGCGTCGGCAACGGCGCCCCCGTTTTAGTACATGGCAAATCTAAAGATTCGCTTCTGTTCCAATGCTCTGATCAGCATCGGCGCGGACCCGATTAACTCTTTCGAGGACGGTACGGCGGAGGCTACGGTAGCCTCCAACCTGTATGAGCAGTCTATCGATTTTCTGCTCTGCGTTCATCCCTGGCGATTTGCCATTACTAAGCGGGAACTGTCGCTCCTATCGACCAAGCCCCGGAATGAATGGCAATATGCCTATCAGCTTCCGAAGGATTTTTTACAGATCGAATCCTTGCCGGTAGAGACCGATAACTACGAGATTTACGCGGACAAGCTCTTCATCGATACGAACGATATTCTTATCGTTGACATGTGGTATCGCGTTCCTGAGGAAAAGTTCCCTCCTTGGTTTGTCCCGGTGGTTGAATCCTATTTGGCAATGAAGTTTGCCATGCCGGTGACGGAAGACGTTAATATGTACGAGGGTTCCAAGACCGAGTACGCGGACCATCTCCGTCAGGCGCGCAAGATCAACGCCATGCAGCGCCCCACTCAAAGAATTGGTGGCCGTCGCAACCATCACGATCCCTTCCCGCTGACATCGGTACGGACTAAGTAATGGCATTTCGTCTCCGCACGATCCAGACTTCGTTTATCTCCGGTCAGTTGAGCCGAAGGATGCGTGGTAGGGTGGACGTCAAGCATTACTATCAGGGTGCCAATATCCTGAAAAATGTGCTTATTTACCCTCAGGGCGGAGCGCGTAGGCGGTATGGAACCAAATTCGTAGCTGATTTGGAGACGACCGATAATGTTCGTCTGATTCCGTTTGAATTCTCTACTACGCAGAATTACTTGCTGGTAGCTACTCCGGGTAACTTAGCTGTATATAAAGAGGGAGTTTTTCAGACCGATATTACCGTGCCATACGGTAATGCGGACATGAAACAGCTTAATTGGACCCAATCTGCTGATACCTTGATCCTGGTTCATCCGGATTATCAACCTCGGAGGGTTCTGCGCAATTCGGATACTAATTGGACGATCAACACCATCACGTTCGATTTCATCCCTAAGTTTGCTTATAGTCCTTCTCTGGACAATCCGTCCGCAGACATCACACCTAACGATACTGGTGGAACGGTCAAGATTACGGCGACTTCTTCTGTGTTTGCTTCCACCGATGTCGGGGGTGTTATTACGGGTAATGGTGGCGAAGTCCGCATCACGGAATACACGTCCGGTACAGAGGTAATCGGCGAAACGATTATTCCTTTCGTTGACACGAACGCCATTTCCTCTGGGGATTGGTCGATCGAGAGGGGGTATGAAGACGTTTGGTCGTCGAGCCGTGGTTGGCCTCAATCGGCTGTATTCCACAATAACCGTCTCTGGTTTGGTGGTTCATTCAGCCGCCCTCAGACCCTTTGGGGTAGCCGGATTGCTGATTACTTTAACTTTGACCGAGGAACGGGGTTGGCGGATGAAGCCGTAGAAATCACGGCGGATACAGACGATGTTAACTCTATCCGATACATGATTTCCGGTGACAATCTGATTCTACTCACTTCGGGCGGCGAGTTTTACCTGGATACCGACAATGATCCGATGATTATCCGCCGTCAGGACCGCAGGGGTATCCCCTTCGTCCGTCCGGTCTTCGTGGATGGTGCCGCTTTCTTCGTCGAGAACAATGCCAATATTGTGCGGGAAATGCGGTATGATGATATCCAGCAGAAGTACAACGCTGAGAATGTCTCGATTCTCGCGGAGAATGCTATCAATAATCCGGTATCCATGGCTCATTCGCCTCCGAACCTTACCCAGGAGGCCGACTACATTTATGTAGTTAATACAGACGGTTCTTTCGCCGTGTTTAACACCATGCGGTCCCAAGAAATCGCCGGATGGACTTTCTGCGAAATGTCGGAAGGTAACATCGTTGAGGTGGCGGAAGATGGCGATATGATTTACGCCGTTGTTGCACGCACGATCGATGGGCAAGACACTAAGTATTTGGAAGTATTTGACCCTACAGAACCCTTAATGGATTCCAGTATCAAGCTTACTTCTGGATCGCCGCAGACTACTTGGACCGGGCTGGACCATCTGGAGGGAAAAGATGTTTATGTGATTGCTGACGGTTTCCTAGTTGAGGATACTTACACGGTTTCTTCTGGTTCAATCGAACTACCGTATGCGGTATCGGAGATTTACGCGGGTCTTACCTATGAGGCAGTCATAGACCCTATGCCGATTGAACGGGAGTTGCCGGATGGGACGCAAATTGGTGAAATAAGGAGGATACATGAGGTAACTCTGAATTTGGTCGAAACTTCGGGGATCACGGTAAACGGATATCCGGTCTTTTACCGGAAGTTTGGGCAGGACCTGTTCAACGAGGCCCAATCGATTACCGGAGTGAGAAAGGTTCGTCTCCTTGGATATAGCAAGGAGCCTTCCGCGACGATCAAGCAGCAGTTGCCTCTCAACATGGAAGTGATTTCCATGGTAATGGGAGTTAAAGCGTAATGGCAACGGCTACCGCAGCCGCTCTTGGTTCTACTCTGTTCTCGGTCGGAGGTACTTCCGTTACGGTCGGTACCGCCGTAACCGTGGCTGGAACTGCGATCGCCGCTGGCACGGCGGTTATGTCGGCCCGGGCCCAGGCAGAGCAGGCAGAATATCGCGCGGAGGTAGAGGCGTCTCGGCAGGAAATGGCCGCGCGCCAAGCCAAGGAGGATATCGCCACCCGCGAGGCGGAGGCGGAGCAACAGAAGCGTGATCGGTTCCGGCGTCTCCGATCTAGCATCGCGAACACTCGGGCCAGTTCCGCAGCCGCAGGCGCTACCGGACAAAGCCGGGTCCAGATCGAAGAGGCGCTTAAGGAAGAATCCCGTACCCAGGAGCGCATCGATCTTGCGACTGATTTCGAACAGGCTCGCCTCTTGACGGAAGCAACTTACGGCGAATCTTCTGCCCGAGCAACCCGCGCGGCAGGTAGGGCGAAGGCTCAGTCGCTGCGAACGGCGGGGTATCTCAATGCGGCTGGCTCGCTCTTCTCCGGTGCGACTAGACTCGCGAACCGTGGATCTGTGCCCAATCAGAACACAACCCCGTCCGGTCAGAGATATGATTATTCCGGCGGTGCCGGGGGCGGTATGGGTCAGCCCCTTCCGAGCGGTGGTTAATAATGGCAGAACGAGTTTCTCTCACTCCGGGTCGTTCTCGGTTCGTCCGTCCTAGCACTGATTTCGGCGCGGGCGTAGCTTCTTCCGAATTAGCCACTAACCTAGAGCGTTTCCTGGATCAGGCGGGCGAGTACCTGGATCGGGAGACGCTCAAGCGTGCCAAGGCTGCCGGTCGCAAGGCGGGTCAAGAGGGGGACGCCAAGCCCACCGGGGGTGTGTCTCTTGCGGAGCGCGCTTATGATAAGGCCCTCCTGGAGACTTACTACAATAGGGTGGCAGCCGAGACGGACGCAAAGCTATCTTCTCTACAGTCCGATCAGGAAGCGATCAACGACCCTGATCGTATGCAGGAGAAGATCACCGAAGTCGAGCAGGAAACTCTATTCGACGTCCCGGAGCAGCTAAAGCCCGACGTCCAGAATCTAATGACGCGTCGTTCCGCGAAGTTGATGAACATCGCGCGGAACAACAAGCACCAGAACGATCTGGCGCAGAATCTAGCCGCCTGGAATGAAGCTGAGACCCGATACCAGACGAGCATTCTGGATGCCGCCGAACAGGGCGACGA